CGAAGGCGGTGAACCTGGCAGTTATGGTATTACCACTACAACCGACGGTCCTTTGAGTTCGGGCGGCCAACCTGCGTTGGATGAAACTCCTACTGGATTTGGCTATGCTCGTGGTTATCTTACTGGCGGCACACACGCACCCAATGGCCTGCCGGTCACACCTGGAGTCCAGTTTCCTCCAAACCCGGCCTCTGGTGCCTACTGTTTACGTTTGGATTATTTCCCCAACCGCTTGTTCCGTTACAATGGACGTGCTTGGATTGCCATCAGTGACAATGTGAGTACCGATCTTGACTATGCCACGCAGGCACTCACACAGCGAGCCAGCTTTGTCAACAACACTTATACTGTGCCAACCACTGACGTTGGTAACATTCCAAGCCGTCAGAGTCTCAGCAAGATATTAGAAATACAAGCCGACAACGGTGACCAGGGCGGTAACATCATGCCGCCCAACCCAAGACCTCCAGGAAGATAATGGCACAATTTTTTTACGATCAACAAATACGACGCTTCTTGTTGCAGTTTGCCAGGATATTTTCTAATTTTGATGTGGAATACGGGCCCAACCAATTTGCACCTTTGAACGGACCTGATGCAGATATAGACACCTTGGTGCGTGTGCCGGTGCGGTACGGAGATGCCAGCCGACAAGCACAAACCATTATACAAAACAACAGCGCCAATGACATGCCGTCGACTCCGCTGATGACCTTCTACATTACAGAATTGAAATATGATCGACCACGCATGCAGGAACCTTTCTATGTGGACAGGATCGCAGTGCGTCAACGCACCTATGACACCGACACTGATACTTACGAAACCACACAAGGCAATGCTTTTACTATAGAGCGTCAGATGCCTGTACCTTTTGAAATGCGTGTGAATCTAGATATTTGGACCAGTAATACCAATCAAAAATGGCAACTGTTAGAACAGATACTGACCTTGTTCAATCCCAGCTTGGAAATCCAAAGCACTGACAATTACCTGGACTGGACCAGTTTGAGTGTGCTGTATCTTGAAGATGTTCGTTACAGCAGCCGGACCATTCCGATCAACGCTGAAAATCCTATAGACATAGCTACCCTGACGTTCCGTTTGCCCATGTGGATCACTCCGCCAGCCAAAGTCAAGAAACTGGGCGTGATTGAACGCATCATTGCCAGTATACACGACGCACAAGGCGATCTTGTTAACAGCTTGACCAACAGCGATTTATTGCTGGGCACCAGGCAAAAGTTTACTCCATACGGGTACCAGGTCCTGTTAATTGACGGAAAACTGCAGGCCTTGCGCACACAACAGGTCATAGATCAACCCAATGCCAGTTTGACACCAGCAGATTCACCACCCAGCAATCTATTGTGGCAAAGTGTGGTCAACTTGTATGGAACTCTAAGACCAGGCATCAGTTATGTGGCCCTGGAACAACCCGACGGCACAGAAGTGATCGGTACTGTGGCTTTTGATCCCACTGACGATAGATTTTTGTTGTTTACTTTGGACCTGGCTACAGCACCAGCTAATACCTTGACTCCGGTCACAGCCGTGATAGATCCGTTGATCAGCGGACCCGGCACAGGTTTGCCGGCGGCTACTACAGGACAGAGATACTTACTGACACAGGCCACTGGTAGTTTTGACAATCCGGGTATGACCAATCCTGATGCTTGGGAAGGTATCAGCGGACAACCGTTGGTGGCCAATGCCAATGACATCGTAGAATACGACGGCACACGCTGGCAAGTTTCTTTTGACTCGACCTCAAGTCCAGATAATATACAGTATGTCACAAATATCACCACAGAGATACAGTACAAATGGACCGGCACTACCTGGGTCAAGAGCTATCAAGGTCTTTATCCTGGAGGCACATGGAGTCTAGTGCTGTAAAAGCAGTAGGAGTATGGTTCTACAGTGTAGCCACACATCGCTATCTGTATCTCATGCGCAACGATCCACGTCATCCAGCCAGTTGGGGCCTGCCAGGAGGTCGAGTTGAAACCGGCGAAACCTTGATAGATACCATCCACAGAGAGTGTTGCGAAGAACTGGGATCAATGCCCGAATACCATCGCTTAATTCCATTGGAAAAGTTTACCACTCCTGACTCAGGATTTGAATATCACACATTTTTTTGCACTATTGGTCAAGAGTTCCGACCCGATCTCAACGACGAGCACTTGGGTTATGCTTGGATAGATTCTGGAACTTGGCCCAAACCCATGCACCCGGGTCTATGGTCTACTGTTAATTTTGAAGCTGTGCAAAACAAAATCAATGTGATCGAATCTTCGATTCAAACGTCACAATAACCAATAAAATCTCTGTAGTTCATGAGCCTGACGTTGGCACAGTTGGCCCAGACGTCAGGCATGCGTGTTGGTTCTCCAATCAACCAGAATTGAGTGCCAGGGTAGGCCACAAACACTTCGGCCACCTGATCCATCCAGGTAGGATGCTCCACAGGTGTTTCATCAGTATAGCCCAATAAAAATATTTCTTTATGCCCATCAAATGCGGCCAGATACACTATGGTAGCAATATCTAGTATGTGCGGTCTGTGCGGTATCAGATAAAACTGTCCGGGATAAGCAACACAGTTGTGTGGAGAGGTGTAAACAATGTTGTCTTGTTGATAATTGTCCGCCAAAATTTCGTTGAGCTTGGGTCGATTGGTTTCTGCCACAAAGTCCAGGCGCATTTCTTGCGCGATTTCTCCAACACCGTAGGTCTGCAACTTCAGTGAGCCCAGTAGTCCGCCGCGGTGACGTTGTAGTATAGTATAGTCAAACTGCGACTTGTCAAAGTTGCTGCCTATGCAGGCTGCACGGCCAGATATGTGATGATTTTCAATGGGGTTTGGAATCCATTCACGTGTTTCGTTTTTGCGGCCGCCAGCCCATCGAGAGTCAACCACAACAAATTCACCGGCATAGTCTTTGCGATATCGGGCTTGCATTAGGTCCTTCCCACTGCGACTTCTATTACGCCAACTTGTGTGCTGTTGTAATTTTCCAAAGACTTGCCCACTATGCAGGCCGGTTGATATTTGGTAACGTCCAAGGCTGTGGCTACTCCAGGAATATCACTGGCCACCAGTCTGTCACCTTTGGCTATGTTTCCTACTATCCGGCAAGGTACACGTCCTACCAAGGCCACTGGCAATGCCAAGCTACCATGGATAGTGGCATTCATGAGATAGCTAGGATTAGTAGATATAATACCAGCCACTTGTGTGCTATGACTGCTTGTGCTCTGTGTGATTTCGGCAGTGCCGCCAAATTCAACCACAGTGCCTGGAGCATAGTCTGCATCAGCCAAGTACATTTCAGCCAAGTCAGCATATTGAGCACTGGTAGCTTTGGCAAACACCGTGTTGAAATATTTGGCCGAACTGCCAATATTGCCCACTGCATTGGCGTTGTTGTTGACTATGTTGCCACAAAAAACTGTTCCTGTGCTGACATCCACATTGGGTGCAAACACATTGCCAGTGGAACTAATTTGACCATTACTGAATACTGCAACAGCAGTGATGTTGCCCGAGGTGCTGATAGAACTTGAAGCTGTAACAATACCTGTACCGTTGGGTGTCAGTGCAATGTTACCGTTACTACCGGTAATAATAGATAAAGCACCTGTATCAACAATATTTCCCGTCACAATAAGATTACCGCCGGACACGTTTCCACTTACACTCAAACTGGTGCCGGTCATTACACCACCAACCACACTTGCGCCAGTTACTGTTCCAGTTATACTAAACGATCCAGCATAAGTTAATGGGCCTGTGCCAGCACGACCAAGTCTACCGGTGGAATCACTGTTACCAAACACAATATAACCGTTGGCACCATTTTGTTGGCCTTTGAGTCCAACAGTGTCAGCTACGTTGATGTCGCCAAACCAGGCGTCGTCACCAACTTGGAAATTTTGGCCAGTTCCGTTTGTGTTGCCAGCAAATGCGCCAGCAGTTACGATATTAGTTACTTTGTTATAAACAAACTGTCCGTTGCCACCAAATGCACCATTGTCATTGAATTGTATTTGAGTATTTGCGCCGCCCGGAGTTCCACCGCCACCGCCACCAAATACTACCCCATTGGCGTAATAATAACCATTGGTTAAAATGTTTCCTGCGATGACATTACCTGCTGTGCTGATATTGCCAGATGCAATCACTATCCCAGTACCATTGGGTGACAAAGTAATATTGCCATTACTAGTAGTAATAAGGGTCATAGGCCCTGTGTCAACAATGTTACCGACCAAGTTTAGGTCGCCACCTACAGTAAGGTTGCCAGTGGCACTGATCAATCCTGCGGTTCTTAGATTGCCGCCGGTGATGTTTCCAGTCGCTACTACCTGGGCACCTGTGTTTAAGTTGCCACCTGTGACGTTGCCACTTACACTCAAACTTGAACCGGTCATCACTCCACCGACTACGCTGGCTCCGGTAACCGTGCCTGTGACCGATATAGAACTACCAGTCATTGCTCCACCAACCACACTTGCGCCTGTTACAGTTCCAGAGACTGATGCACTTGACCCAGTTATGACTCCACCTACTACACTAGCGGCAGTTACGCCACCAGATATAGATATGCTGCCACCCGTGACGCTGGAAACACTGAGAACACTCAATGTGGTATTGCCAGTAACATTGAGTGTGCCTGTAATGTTGGCTCCTGTGGTTGTGGCCACAATCACGTTGGTTCCATTAGGAGCCAGGGTTACGTTACCAGATGAACCAGTGATTAGAAATAGTGCACCAGTGTCAACAATATTGCCTGTGATGTTGAGATTTCCGCCACTAATGTTGCCAGAAAGGCTGGCGCTGGATCCAGTGATAACCCCGCCCACTGTTGATGCGGCTGTAGCTGTGCCGGTCACTGAAACAGAACTGCCGGTGATCACACCACCCACAGTTGATGTCGCTGTTTGAGTTCCTGTTACGCTGGTTGACGAACCAGTTATAACACCGCCCACGGTAGATGCGGTTGTAACTGTTCCAGTGACTGAAACGTTGGTTCCTGTGTGATTGGTAGCTGCAATATTGCCACCAGTGATGTTTCCAGTGACACTGAGCAAGCCGGTTAAGAATTGACCTGTGGTAGCAAACACAACAACATTACTAACTCCACCAATTGAAATATTAGCATTACCACCCGATGTTCCAATATTGGCTTCGCTAGTACCATTGAAGATTCTGCTGGCGCTGAAACCTGTAGCAAAGTAAATATTGGCCAGCAAATAATTGCCAGCAATATTACCTGTAGCACTTACATTACCTACTGTGTTTACGTTACCACCAGTGACATTGCCTGTGGCTGTGACCAAACCTGTGGTGTTGATGTTGCCGCCACGAACATTACCAGTTGCTGATACGTTACTAGTAACATATACTGTGCCACCGGTTATAATATTACCGCCTGTGACGTTGCCAGTAGAACTAATCAACCCAGCTGTGAGGACGTTGCCACCTTGAATATTGCCTGTGGCAGATACTAATCCGCTGGTTAGTAAGTTACCACCAGTGATATTGCCTGACGTACTAAATGCAGCACCTGCATTGCCTGTGAGTACATTGGCTCCATTTACCGTTAATACAGATCCCGAAGTTGCAACAGTCACATCACCGATGTACAAACTGCTGTTGGCCAACCAAAGATCTTTCCATCTCAAGGCAGTGTTGCCCAAAGTGTAGGTCACGTTGGCTGAAGGAAATAAGTTGCCTGTAAAGGTAACCGCAGTGCTACCAACTGAGACCACGTTGGCCGTGCCTGCTGAACTTATTGTGACATTGGCATTTGAGTTGACCACCACATTTGACGTGCCACTGGATATGCTATTGGCCAAATAGTTTTGTGTGTAAACCAATGCGGTTGAGCCAATTGTGATTGGATCGTCGGTGATCAGTTTCCACTGTGTGTCAGCATAGATGGCGCCTTCAGTCACCATCACAATCATGCCGGCTTCAATCTCACCGTTTTCATTGCCGTCGCTGGTTCTGGCCCAGGTACCGTTTGATCCGGAACCCAGTGTGGTCACCTGGTAAAGTCCGTTTTGAGTACCTGTGCTTTGTCCAATGACCAGGACACGATCGCCCAGGCTGAGATTTACTCCGTCAACACTGTTGGGTGCGCCGCCGCTCAAGTTGATGTTGGTAATTGTCACCACCCGAGTACTTTGTTTGTAATCTAAATTGAATATCTGCGCGGCACGCGGTTTGGTCAAGCCCATGGTTGTTCCATTAATGTTCAATATTTAGCCAAAAAAA